ACTGCCACGTTTGAAGCGTATCTAGACTAACGGTAGCCACTACCGTTCACAACATGGCTGTCACTGTTTTGTCCGGTACGTCCGGCGCCCTTTACTACAAACCCGCCGGCACTAACGGCAACTTCCCCGAATCTGGCGTTAACATCAGCACCGATGTCATTACCGTTCAGCCGTATCTGAACTTCAAGGCTGGCGATCCGGTCAAGTTCCGCGTCATCAACAGCCAAACTGGCGAAGCCGGTACCGGCACACTGCCTGCCCCCATCTCGGCGGCTACCACCTACTACGTGCTGAGCTACACCGCAGCCACTGGCGCGCTGACCGTATCCACCGCTGCTGGCGGTACCATCCTTGCCATCACCGACGACGGCACTGCAGCTGCCCCCAACGAGTTCGAGGTGTACTACGCCGACTATGCCGCCGTTGGCCAAGTGCAGTCATGGTCGTTTGAGATCAGCCGCGCTGAGATCGACGTGACCACCATCGGCCAAGCTGCTGGGCAGTATGCGCCCTTCCGCGCTTACATTCCTGGCTTCGCCGACGGCAACGGCACCGCAACGATCTACGTCACCAACGAGGACGCTGCGCTGTCCAATCGCATGGTGGAAGACGTGCTGCAACGTCAGCAGGTTGGCTGCGGCTTCAAGCTGTACACCGACAAGCAAGGCACCGAGGCGCTTAGCCGCAGCATTGCCATGGATGCCGTGCTGCTGACCGCCAGCCTGAACATCAATCCTGATGATGCTCAGCAAGTGGAGATCACTTTCCGCCCGGCCGGTGCACCTACTTTTGACTTCAGCACTTCTGCTTGATAGTTGAACGGCCCCGGCTTATGCTGGGGCCACCCACATTTATTGCATGGCATCATCTGCACTGGCGCGGCTGAAAAAAGCAGCCAATCTTCAGCCAATTAAGCGCGTTGTAACACTCAACGATGGATCTACGTTTGAGTTTTACGCTACGGCGCTGACCATGGCAGAACGCGAGCGTGCACAAAAGATGCCCGGTGGCGATGATCCCAATGGCTTTGCGTTGAACCTGCTGGTAACCAAAGCGGCCGACGATGCCGGCCAGCGGTTGTTTCAGGCTGGTGAAATTGCTGAGTTGAAAAACGATGTGCTTGACAGTGACCTGCAAGCCATGATGCTCGCCATCATCACCAACCCAGAGGAAGCTGAAACCGATATGAAAAGCACTGAAAAAGGAGCTAAGTAAAGACAACCTGCTGCTGCTGCAACTTGGGGTTGCAAAAGAGCTGGGTTACACGCTAGCCCGGCTCAACCGTGAGGTAACACTTGAAGAGCTGCTGCTTTGGTCTAGCTATTTTGAGCTTCAAAATGAAGAGCAGGATCGTAGAATGAAGCAACGCCGTAGGTAAGTCGTGTCGGTTGTCGCCAACGTTGCTATTAACGTCGACAGCCGCGACGCAGTTAGCAAGCTTCGGCAAGTTGAATCGCAGGCAAAAATTACCGAGCGGGCGTTTGAAGGGTTGTCTTCAGCCCTTGCTGCGTTTGGGGCTGGGTTTGCTATCAGCAAGGTTATCCAAGACGTAAAAGAACTAGATACAAATATCCGCCGTCTTGCAACGGTTGGCGTAGATGTAGCCAAAATTAATCCTGCGCTTTCGGCTTTAAGTAAAGAACTCGGAGGCGTTGCTAGTAAAGCTGAATTATCAGCAGCTTCATATCAAGCGGCATCTGCTGGCTTTAGTGATACTGCTGGCAATGTTGAAATTCTACGTGCTGCAACAAAAGCCGCCGTGGGTGGATTGGCTGATACGCAAGCCGTAACTGAAGTCTTGGTAAAGACTTTAAACAGCTATGGAATGTCTGGCAGCCAAGCAATACAAGTAACCGACAGCATTTCCAAAGCAGTCGAGCTAGGCAATCAAGAATGGTCTGATTACACTAGTCAACTTGGCCGTGTAGCGAGCATGGCGGCATTGGCTGGTGTCAGCCTTGATGAGACCAATGCGTTTATTGCATCCGCTACAAAAAATGGCGCTACGGCAGAATTGGCATTTACTGGCCTTAGCGCTGTACTGACACAATTATTGCAGCCAACCAAAGAAAGCCAAGAAGCAGCGGCAAAACTTGGCGTTCAATGGAACTTGATGGGCCTTCAGACTAAAGGTCTTGGCGGTTTAATGGAAGAATTGGCAGCTGCAATAGATAAAGATAAAGAAGCAGCAGCGCGGATGGTTGGGCCTACAGAAGCAATGCGAGGTGCATTTGCAGCAGCATCAAAAGATGGTTCCGACTTTAAGAATATTCTTGAGCAAATAGGCAGCGCAGCAGGCAAAACTGATGCAGACTTTCAAACAATGAAAGGAAGCCTTGAGAACACGCTCAAGGCATTAGATACATCATTCAAGAACCTAAGCGAAGCGTTAGGCACAGCGTTTGGACCAACGGTTGTCATTACTGTGCAAGATATAACCAAAGCGGTTAATGGCTTTGCCGATTTTATGGCAACAGTGCCGCAACCCGTGATGAACACGGCGGGGGAATTGGTCAAGTTAATTGCTCAAATGTTACTGCTGCAAAAAGCAATTCAAGCAATCATTGCATTGCGCGCTGCATTTATTGGCGCAATGGCTAGCATGACTGGCGCAACTGTTGCAAGTGGTACTGCCGCAACAGCAAGTGCTAGCGCATTTGCGCTTTATACCAACAACGCAAGAACACTGCAAGCTACATCTGTAGCCGCAACTGCATCCGTAGGCGGGCTGGCTGGCGCTTTGCTGAACCTTGCCAGCATTGGCATCATTACAGTTGGGATTAACTATGTAATAACTCAAACAGGCGCAATACTAGGAAGCTCCACATCGGCAGGCAAAAGCGAAGCAGCGGGAACTCCAACATCTTTAGCGCAGCAGCTTAAAGGTAAAACCGCAGCAGAGCGCAAGCAAATGCTAGCGGCAGCACAAAAGAATCTAGCAAATGATAAAAAACTTGCCAGCGCGTTGGCCTTGCAAATACAAATGCAAGACAATGCAGCATTGTCATCTAACGAGCGTGCGCTGCCGTCGGACAGGTCAAGGCTTACCGAAATTCAAGCGCGAATTAATACAAACCAAGCAAGAATTAAAGCAATACAAACAGCGCCAATTCAGCGTGCCGCAGCTACCCCCACAGTCCCTACTATCCCCACTGTCCCCACAACAGGCGGTGGTGGTGGCGGCAAAGGCCGCAAGGGCGAGTCTGACACAGAAAAAGCGGCCGAAAAAGCAGCGCGTGAAGCGGAAAAATTACGGCAAGAACTTGAACGATCGCTGGAAGTTGGCGATCAACTTGGCACGCAATTTAGTCGCCAAGCAGCGTTGCTGTTTGAGGGATCAGAAATTGAACGCAAGCGCCTGCAAATTCAATTTGATTTCCAGGACCGCGCCAAGCAAATTGCAGAGCTAAAAAACGCCGAACAGCAAACAAACCTTAATCAACTTAATACAGAAATCCAACGGCTTGAGCTAATTGATCTGCAAACCGAAGCGCTGAAGAAACAGGCAGAGGAAGCCGAAAAACTTTTCAAAGCAGCTTTTGATGCAGCCGAGTTTGGTATTGATGGTGAAGGCACTGTTGCATCTGGTTTGACTGATGCTATTAGCAAACTAAAAGAAGAGCTTAATCCGATTAAGCTTGCAACCGACACAATCGTCAATGGCGCAACTGCTATCGGAGAGGCATTTAGCACTGCATTTGGCGAGGTCATTACTGGCGCAAAGTCAACGCAAGAGGCGCTGGCTGATGCTTTTAAGAGTATCGGTCAAGCGTTCATCAGCATGGCACTTGAAATCATTGCCAAACAGATGACGCTAATCATTTTGCAGACAATCCTCAATGCTTTGAGCGGCGGTGGTAGCGCAATGGGCACTGCCAACAAAAACCTTTCAGGTACTGGCGCGTTATCAACCACAAAACTGTTCCCGACAGGTGCATTTGCAGAAGGCGGCTTCGTCACCGGACCAACCAACGCCCTTATCGGCGAAGGCGGCGAGCCCGAGTACGTCATCCCCGCCAGCAAGATGCGCACCGCAATGGGTCGCTACACCGCTGGCGCCCGTGGTTCCAGCGTTATTCCCGGCAACGGCGGCGAGCCTACTGCAGCAGGCGGTGGTGTTGCCACAATGGCGCCGATCGACGTGCGATACAGCATCGAACGCATCAACAACGTGGATTACGTCACCGCCGATCAGTTCCAACGCGGCATGGCACAGGCTGCTCAGCAAGGCGCTATCCAAGGCGAACGCCGCGCCATGCGTAGCCTTAAAAACAGCGCCGCCACACGTAGAGGAGTCGGCATCTAATGGAATACGCCTACGGCCACCTGCTCGATATTGGCCCCAGCGGCCAAGCAGCCCAATACCGCTTCCAGAACTACGCGATCAACCAGAACGTAAACGGGTACTTGTTTCTGCCGTTCAGCTTTGGTGGAGCGGTAGCCACACTCCAAGGCGACAACCTTGATGCGGCACTCCAGTTTGCAAACACAAAAATGGCTAGCGCGTGGATTGTTGACGCCCTCGATAACCTGTGGGTTGCCAAGGTCACCACGGTGCTCTGGGAACCCTCCACTGGAGCAGTCCAGCGCACCCTTTACACCTATTGGGGCACCTGTTCCAGTGGCGGCTGGGATGAGGTCAACATCCAAGTCAGTCTGAATTCCGTGCTTGACGCTGTGCAAGCCAACATCCCTGGCCGCAGGCTGCACCGCTGGCAAGTGGGTAGTATCCCGTTCACCGCTCAGATCAGTGTGTGAGCACCTGATTGGCCGACGCTACGAGTACGGCGGCGACGACTGCATCCACCTCGTCATCGACGCCCTCAAAGCACTAGGCAAAAACCCGCCAGACGTTGCCGACGACTGGTACAAACTCAGCCCACGCGGCATCCTGCGTGAACTGGCGTTGTACTGCGACACCATAGACGTGCCCGCCTACGATGGTGACATCATTCTGTTCGGCGCCAAGCCACCTGAATTCGGAGTCCAATGGCAGAGTGGCATCCTATTCATAAACCCCTTAATTTCCGCAGTGGACTGGAAACCGGTGGGCAGTCTTATGATCCGCCGCTCCTACCGTATGAAATTGCGCTAATTGAAGCGCTTGGTTGCAGCGAATATGAGTATAAAACTTTTGTCCGTTATGCCGTACAGCGCACATATGTGCGCCCTGCTGAATACGAGCACATACCTGATATCCAGGCAATTCTTCCTGCTGTAGGTTTTGGCGCTGCTGCGGTATTTGGCGGGAGTGCAGCAGCCAAAAGTGCAGCAGCAATTATTGCAACTAACATTGCAATCGGCTTAGCGCTTACAGCAGTAAGTCTTTTGCTAGCACCAAAAGCTCCAGCTCTTGAAACACCCGCCAAAATTCGCGGCAAAAAGCTTGCTGATCAGATTGGCCCCACTCGTTTCAATCAAGCAACAAGCTTCGATAACGTCAGCAGCCTCGCCGAATACGGCCAGCCAATCCCCATCCCGTTTGGCAAGCGAGGCACTGGCGCTGACGGCGCTTTAACCGGCGGTCTGATTCTTGCGCCTGCACTGGTGTGGAGCCGCATCTACAGCTACGGCAGTTACCAAGCGTTTGAAGGCATCTACGTCGCTGGCGAGTACGGCAGTGAGGCCCCCCAACTTGGCGGCATCCGCGTTGGCACCACAGCGCTGAACAGCCTCGGCAACCGCGACTATGCAGTGTTCTGGTCAAGCCAGTTAGGCGAAAATAGACCAAGGACAGCACGCTTAGTCGCTGGCACCCACATAGAAGGGGACGGCACCACCGGCACCGTTGGCCGCCAGATTTTTACCGCTCCAACCGAGGACGGACAGTTCAGCCAGGGATTTTCCATGGCTTACACCCCTCAAGCGGATACGTCGTTTGGAACAGCTGAGCCAATCCACAACGGCACGGCCTTCCGCTTCAACTGGGAAATCATCTCGGCGCCTTATGCAGCAACTGAAGGCCCGGACAATAAAGACGCACGCCTAGAAACTCAAGCCCGCCGCCGCAAGATCGCTGGTTCCGATGCTGATGTTCTGCATCGCTACGCCGATCAACCCAAAGAAGACATTCTACAGGTCGGTATGCCAGGTGTGGGACGTGCCTACTCCCGCCGCATGGGGTTTGTTGCACACAGCGGCACTAATGGCGGTGCTGACGTAGAAAATCGCACGATCGTATCAGTAGCCGAAAACGATACCTTAACATTCGAAATCAATGGTAATAACTGGAAAGACTTTAATCAAGATGATTTCAAGGACACAGAGGTTAATGTCAAAGACTTGAAGGCTTCTGCTGATTCTTGGAGAGCAAGGGCTTCTGATTTGTTGGCCATAGGCTCTAAATGGATTATCGGCGCTTCGGTGTGGGTTGTTGAAAGCAGAAGCCCCGCCACTTGGACACAGTTTCAAACCCAACGCATTACATTTAAATGCACCGCAATTACCGGCGTAGCAACTGTCGGGCTGGCTGGCAGAAGAACAGTAGAAGAACCACTCGGCGGCTACGAAGGTAGTGTCTTTAACCCCAACAAACACTGCGGCGCAGCTTTCTTCAACATCTGCCGTCTGCATATGGCAAGCATCCGTCCCGTGCGACGCGATGCCCAAGTCATCGAAATTGGACTCCGTAGCCAAGTCTGGAACCGCGCCAACGGCCTGTGCAACTTCAACGCAATTCCTACGCCTTTCAAACTGCACCAACTCGATAAACAGGACATTACGCTCACAACGCCTCGAATGGATAAGTACTTCGAGCGCACATCGTGCTTTTCTATTTGGGTACGCCCAGTTGAGGTTTATGGCCAAGCCCAGCAGCCTTGGCGCAGGATGCCGCAAGTTTTCTGCGTTACTGGTAATGCCCCGGTCGATCAGTACAACTACATCCGTATTCGTCCTAAGCAAATTGGATACTACGAGTACCGATTTATTCCGCGCACGGGATCGGATATTGCAATCAACAGCATAGATACAAATAGAGTTATCCGATTAAATGCGAATACTGGCAGCATCTTAGGAATAGACTTAGACACAGACTATGGCGGTTTTAGAGTCACAACTAACGGCGATGACACTATAACTATTGCTGACATTCGCTTGAACGACGAACTTGTAACAGATCCACAAGAAGGCAGCAGTGTAACCACCACTCAAACAACTATTCCATCAGCACTATCGCAGTACGACACCACATCCAGCAATGGCAGCGTACAACAGATTACTAATGCGTGGCTCACTGCTGTACTGGGCTATGCACGTGACAATGCGGGTAACGAAAACAGTGCTGACATAACAATCGACAAGCCCAACGTCGGGCAAATTGTGTTCACTGTCAAAGCTACGTCCGTAGCCGGCGTACTGGGCTCTACTATTGGAAATGTATACTTAGCTACAAACAAAGGAAGCACGTATATATGGAGCGGCATGTCTTTCACGGTAAAGTCCGCGAATGGAACATGGAATACATCGCACAAATTTACGGTGGTTGTAAATGTTGATAACGATTTTTCAAAAGTAGGCGGCTACTCGGAGGTCAACGTTGCCTTTGCTGTTACTGCTGTTCAAGCTGTATCGACAGTTAACAGCTCCACAGTCAGCAGCGCCGAGCGCGTATTTGAAGAAAACTCACAGGTCTCAGACTGCAGCCATTATCTGGAGCTGACCAAGTCCAACGAGAGCGGACCCGAGCATCAGATCGTTTACGTCAACGAGTGCATTTCCAACGAAACACTCGCCGAGTACTACGGCATGTCCACACTGGGATTTACTGTTAAATCCAGCGGTCAACTTGGCGGCATCGGTCAAATACGCGCTTGGGTGCCAACCGGTATCAGCGTTTACCGCTTGATTGAGCAGGACAACAGACCCAGCAACCTTTTCGCCGATCTTGTCTACTACCTCCTGACCAGCAAGAGCCAAGGTGTCGGCAATGTTGTCCCTACAGAGCTGATCGACGTCGAATCACTCACCACAACCGCCCAGTACTTACGCGCCAACAAGATCTTCTTTGACGGCGTGGTGGAAGACAGCGACAGCCTGCGCTCGTTCCTGTACGACAACGCTGCGCTGCAGCTATGCAACTTCACGATCAAAAACGGTCGCTTCGGCATGATGCCGGCACTGCCTTACGACAGCAGCTACCAGATCAGCACCACGCCCATCGCAATCGAGCAGATTTTCACCTCGGGCAACATCATCCAAGACAGCTTGCAGGTCCAGTACATCGACGCCGCCCAGCGTTCAAACTTCCGTGCTCTGGTTAGTTGGCGCGTCACCGTCGAAAACGATCTACCAACGCAAGCCTCCGCTTTGGTCGACTGGGCCGACATCGCGGAAGGCAGCCGTTCCACGACCCAGCAAGCTTTCGATCTAACTGACTTCTGCACCAACCGTGCCCAAGCACTGAAGACCGCACGGTTCCTGTTGAGCATCCGCCGCCGCGTCACTCACACCGTCAGCTTCAAAACCGTACCCGACGCCCTCGGCATCCAACCCGGTTCCTACATCCGCGTTATCACCGAAGCCACCACCTACAGCGCCACCAACAACGGCGGCATCACGGACGCCGGCACCCTCGTCAGCGTCACCTCTATCGCCAACGGCAGCTACGACGCCCTGATCTACAACCCCAGCACGAGTGCTGTAACCGAGCAACGCATTACGATCCAAAACAACGCCGTCACAGATTCCGCTTTGCGCGGCTGTCTGTTTACGTTGCTCAGCCTTCAGACCAGCGCATCCGTTTATCAAGTGGAGCAGCTCACACTGGACGAAGACGGCTTGGTGAATATCAGCGCCGTAGAAGTGCCCGTCGATTCCACCGGCGTTAGCATTGTGGCTAAGGACGTGCTTACTGAAGCAAATTTTCGCGTACTGGAGTAATGGCTTTTCCGACACTGACGCCAACCAGCCGCGAGTTCAGCCCTGGTGCGTGGCCCATCAAAAACCACAACTCACAATCCGGCGCCGAGATCCGAATTTTGTATGGGTCTCAGCGAACCAACGCCAAGCTGGGCCTTAGCTACGAAAACGTAACTGACGCAAACGCCCAGCTTTTCATCGACGACTTCAACTCAAACATCGGCACACTTCGCACTTTTACACTTCCTTCCGCTACGCGAAACGGCTGGAACGGCAGTGCGGCAACTTTGGATGCGCCACCTGGCACAAAGTGGCGCTACGAAAGCGAGCCGCAAATCCGCTCAGTGAGACCCGGCCGTAGCAGCGTTACAGTGAATCTAGTGGCGGTGATCTAATGGCCAAGGTTTATACCGGACGCGACGGCCGCCTGCTGATCGACGGCACCGAACAGATCAAGGTCAGTAACTGGACTTTGACCGGCTCTCTTGAAGCGCTGGAAACCACCACGCTTGGCGAATCACAACGCAGTTACGCGCCAGGCGTCCAAGAATTCAACGGCAGCGCCACACTGCTGTACTACAAAGACGACACAGGCCGCAACGACGCTGCCACTGCGTTGAAGAAAGTGCTGCGTGTTGCTGGTGTATCCAGCAGCGATACCGTCACAATGCGTCTGCGTTTGGCGGATGGCAACACAAACAGCGACGTGCAACTGACTGCTTACATTACCAACGTCTCGTTTGGTGCCAGCGTGGGTGAAGTCAGCTCTGCCCAAATCAGCTTCCAAGCCACTGGTGCACTTACAGCGGTGACAATCTGATGGGCATCTACCTCGGCAATGTCGGCAATATCGAGCTGACCCGCATCTCACTAGAAGGCAGCAAAGCCTCAGTAATTAACCCTGGAGATGTTAATACCGAACGCGATCGATTTAGCTTTGACTTTGACGCCAGCTTTCTAACAAGTGGTGATTTTGTCGAAATCAGTACTACTGACAACACAAACCTTGACTTTATTGCTGCCAGTGGTTGGGCCAACAACACTGTCCAGTCCAGCGGTAACTGGTACGTTTTTGTTGACGAACTTGGCGGCATCAAACTTTACGAGACATTTGACGACAGCCTTGAGGGCGGTGGCACCGGACTTATACCACTTGCATCTATTAGTCGCAACATACCTATTAACGTAAAAATTGCAGACACTACATCTCGACTGCTAGCTTCTGTTACGGACTACGAACTAAACACAAACCGCGAAACCGTTGACATCACATCGTTAAGTGATGAACACCGCCAACAGCACAGCAGCCTAATTAGTGGTAGCGGACGACTTATCGCTCACTGGGACTACACAAACGCAATCAACGAAGAACCCGTGCATTACCTAATGCAGCTAGTTCTTCGTACTGAGGTCGGATCGTCTTTTCACGGCAAGTTTTACGTCAAGTACGAAAACACTGTTCCACAAGGCGGCGATTTTGATGCAACGCAAATTAACGACGCATTGTGGTGGGAATTCGATGCACTGGTGACAGGCAGCGCGGTAAGTTTTGCGGCCGACGAAATGATCACTGGCACGATTGATTTTGTTGCCACCGGTCCCATCCGCCTGCGTGCCAAAACGCAACAAAAACGTTTCCTCCTGCAAGAGGACGACGGCAAGATCAAACTGGAAAAACCAGCCAATTCGCACCTGTTGCTGGAAGAGCTGGAGTAAGACGTAGACTTGGTGTAACTGTAAACGCCACGCGGGCACTGGGGCATGGCCGATCTTCGTATCAGCGAACTAGCGGCATTAGCCGGTGCCAATCTCGCGGCAAGTGACCTGCTTGCCGTCGTTGATACCAGCGCCAGCGAAACCAAAAAAATCACGGTTACTGACTTTACCGGCAAAGCGGTCACGCTGATCGCTGACGCCACCATCCCTGGCGCCAAGATTCTGTTCGGCACTGCCGAGATTGCAGGCACTGCGCTGGAAGATGGCGCTGTTGACACGTTGCAGCTTGCTGCTGATGCTGTAACAGCCGCCAAACTCGCTGACGAATCCAGCGTCGATCTCGTCACGACGCTTCCGGCCTCTGGCGCCTTCGTCGGTCAGATCGCGCTCGACACCGCCGACAGCAAGATCTACTGCTGGAACGGCAGCACTTGGGTCAGCATCAAAGCCGCTGGCTCAATTAACACTGTCATCGGTGGTACGGCCGGAGTCGTCAACGTTACTGTCACCACCTCCGGCGACGAAGTTACAATCAGCACCACGCTGGATAACACCAGCGCCGCAGCAGAATTCCTCGCCGGCCCAACTTCTGCCGCTGGCGCAGTCACCTACCGCACGATTGCTGCGGGCGATCTTCCAACAGCAACCACCGGTGCCAAAGGTGCGGTTGTCGTCAATGGCAACGGCCTGACAATGAGCGGCGACACCGTCGTCATCAACAACACGGTCACCGCCGAAGCCAGCAATTATCACGTCGTTCAGTACAACGCCAAGGGTCTGGTCACGGGCGGCCGGCAAATCATCGCGGCAGACGTCCCTGTCGCCACGGCTAGCAGCATCGGTGTCGTCAAACCCGGCTCCGGCCTTGGTGTTGACGGTGCTGGAACACTCAATCACATCAACTCGATCACCCCGGCAAGTGCCGCCAAGGTCACCTACGACAGCCAAGGCCACATTGTTGCTGCACTGGCACTGTCCGCAACAGATATTCCCGAACTAGACGCCAGCAAAATTACGACTGGTACGTTTGCATCAGCGCGGCTTGCTGCCAATAGCGTCACAGCACAACAGCTTGCCGACTACGGCATCGCGCAAGTCAGCAGCACGCAACCGATCCCCGAATTTGCGGGCCAGCTCTGGATCAACCCCACCGACCGCACCGCTTACGTGTGGGTTGGCCAGGTTTCTCCGGCGCAGGGATATTACCTCCCCCTCAACAACGAGTTCGGCGCCCAAGCCAACCTCCGATTTGGTGGTACGTACAACGCAAACACCAACACAATCGCCAGCCTCAATAACTATGGCGCATCGGCAGGCCTGACTGTTGGTTCAGCTCTGGTTGCTCCAACCAGAGCAAGTTCTGGTCTCTACTTGCTGGTTACTACGTCAGGTACTGGCACGGCTCCGGCACCAGCCGTTGCACTAGACGTTGGCGACTGGATCTTGAGCCCAGGTTCTGGTACGACTTGGACTCACGTCAACATCGTGGGCGCAGGCATCAGCGTCATTGATGCGGGCGACGTTACTTTCAACGGTGGAGCACTCAGTCCGGCAATGACCGGCGTGGCAGACGCCGAAGCTGCACTAACAACACTTTGGGGTCGCGTTCAAATCGCAACCACCTCAACCGTTGGTGTAGTACTTGAGAGTACCGAAATCACGGTCAATAACAGCACTGGGTTGATGGAAGTCGGAGTGGTAGATGAAGGCACCTACTGATGTCAAGCTTCAATTACAACGGCGAATACCTCCCTCGCGGCGGCGTTGAAGGCGAAATGCTGATCAAAGTCAGCAATGCTGACTATTACGTGCAGTACAAAACGCTGCCCGAAATCTTCGACGAATACGACATTGTGATTGACGAGGGTGAGTATTAGTAGACTGCCTGAGTAACGCCGTCCCGCAGGGAGTTAAGGCATGGCCACGTACAAGCATCTTCGTAGCAGCACTGCAAATAAGCGTCCCACAACAACGATTGTTGACGGCCAGCTCGCAATCAACACAAACACCGCTAGCCCCGGCCTGTTTTTCAAGGATTCTGCTGGTACAGGCATCGTCAAAGTAGGCCCAGTACACGTCGGCACCACGGCACCAAACAGCGTGCCGGCTTCTGGCGGAAGCAGCGGAAACTACACCGGTGAGCAGTGGCTGGACACAAGTGTGTCTCCTGCTCAGATGAAAGTCTGGAACGGCAGCACCTGGGTCGGCATCGTCGCCGATGAACTGCCTGTCTCGAAGCTACAAGATGGCGCAGCCCGTCAGCTCATCCAAACTGATGCTGCTGGTACTGGTGTTGAGTGGACCAGCAACGTAGACGTGCCCGGCACGCTGGACGTTACCAGCACCGCAACATTCGACAGCATTGCGCAGCATCCGTTGGGTACTGCTGGCGCACCGACGATTACCTTCACCGGTGACACAAACACCGGCATCTACTCCCCCGGCGCAGACCAAGTAGCCATCTCGACTAATGGCACTGGGCGGTTGTTTGTTGACAGTAGTGGCCTCTTAGGTCTGGGGACTAGTAGCCCTGCACCAGCAATCGGAAATGGAGCAACATTGCATTTGTATGGCGCGTCAACTACCAGTGAACTGCGGCTTCAACGAGGTAATGGTACTGACCTTAGCCTTCTTGCCGGATCAGCCACAGGCGGGGCTGCAATTAGTTTAAATAATAAGTTTTCTATATCCACTGACTCTAATTCCACTCAAGCGTTTACTGTTGACACCTCAGGCCGAGTGGGGATTGGCGTTACAAGCCCTGCCACAACTCTGGATGTCAATGGCGACGTAACCATCGCCGACAAGATTATCCACGGCGGCGACACTAATACTGCAATTCGATTCCCCGCTGCGGATACTGTTTCGGTTGAGACTGCTGGCAGTGAACGCGCCCGAATCGACAGCTCCGGCAGGTTGTTAGTTGGCACGTCCTCAGACTCTGGTGGCGCACTCCTGCAGGTAAACGGCAATCGAGTTAGAGTTGCCACGGCAAAAACACCTGCATCGGCATCTGATACTGGTACAACCGGAGAGATCTGTTGGGATGCCAATTACGTTTACGTTTGCACTGCCACGAACACATGGAAGCGCACCGCAATCAGCACATGGTGACGACATGCCCCGCGCTGCGTCAGTGCAACATCTGCAAAGAGCACAAACCGCAGACTGACTTCTACAAAGTCAAGCGGGCAAAGAAGGACATTCTGCGTTGCACGATGCCGCCGATGATGTTGAAGGCTGGGGGAATTATGCATCCAGTTATTTTCAGGAAAAACATGATCTTCCCGGCAACGTTGCTCGGATTCACGCTATGGCTGACGAAGCTCGCGCCTACCTTGCTGCTACCACTGAGCCTCAGATCAGTGAAGAAGAAAACGAGCGGCGATTCAGGGAATGCCTTCGTATTATTCAAAACACCACCCATGAAAACCTAGTGGAACTGATGGGAGAGGACTTCTTAGAAGAGTTTCGTCGCGCTTCCCAGCGCTAGTAATCACCTTCACTAGTCACCTTCTAATTTGACTCAAATTTGAAGTTGGCCAGTCCACGTCGCTAGGCGGGCAACCGGCCTACTCAACTGGTTGCACTCCTACTAACCTGCTACTGAACACGGTTTTTACCATGGCCACCACCTTTACGTGGGGTATCAACACCCTTGAACGCGAAACCGACGACGGCTTCGTGTTTACGGCCCACTACACCGTCAATGCCTCAGATGAGGCATATTCCTCTGGCGCATATGGCAGCATCGGCTTTCAGCGCCCCGACAACCTGATCCCGTACAACCAACTCGACGAGCCAACTGTGATCGGCTGGGTCAAGGAAGCCCTAGGCGGTGACGAAAAAATTGCCGAGATCGAAGCTGCACTGCAAGCTCAAATCGACGAGCAGCGCAGCCCTAGCAAGGCTGCAGGTGTGCCATGGTAAAAGGGTGGCAGGTGGCCGGTCCTCACGCGGTGCCGGCCTCGCCGCAGCCTGCCACTGCGGATCGCCTAAACGCCTCAAAAGGGTTTAGGTGTCAAGCTTAGCAGGTAGCTAAGCTAATTGCATGATCGAGCTGATCGCTGCTATCGCCGGGGCGTCGATCTCCGTTGCCGCGATGGCCGCGATGGGCTTTAGCCGCCGCAATGATGAAGCGCGTGATGCGGTCATTCGGCTGACCAGCGCAGTGGAGCACATAGCCACCCAACTTGAAGTGCTCGGCAGCGACATCAAAGAAGACCGCAAGGAGACCTTTACGCGGCTGAATACGGTTGAGCAAAGGGTATCTAAGCTGGAAGCACAGCCGCGGACGCGTTAGCCATGGATCGCTTTGCTGACTACATTGCTTTGATAGTTGCCATTCACGGCGTTGCCTTGATTGTGGTTAACTTGACTCCTACACCCAAAGACAACGCAGCACTTGGCGCCACCGCTAAAGCAGCAGTCAAGATGTATAGAGCCATTGAGATCCTTGCTGGTGTGATCACTCCGTTTGTTAAGCGATGATCAAACTGACCGACCTATTCAAGTACTACAAACACGGCACGCCACATCAAATGGCAGCCGTGTCTGAATTAGAAGCTGAGCTATTAAAGGTTGCGCCTGAAGTCTTTAATAGGGATCAGCCGTGGTACAAGACCTGGCAGGCTGGCGGCAAGTTGCATAATTATGACCCAGCCATAAAACTCATTAAAGAGTTTGAGGGTGTGCATCTCAGCGCTTATCCAGATCCGCTGCACGGATGGGATGTGGCAACGATTGGCTACGGCACCACGCGCTACCCAGATAACCGCAAGGTGCAACGCGGCGACAAGATCACCGTGATTGATGCCGATCAGTTGCTGGCGCTTGAGGTGGAACGCATCGCAGCAAAACTGCGCAACAGCGTGCCGTTTTGGAATGAGATGACGGGCAACAAGCAATGCGCGTTGATCTCCTTCGCTTACAACCTTGGCGCCGGCTTCTACGGCAGCACTGGTTTTGAGACCATCAGCAAATGCCTTGTCGGCAAGGACTGGCAGGCAGTGCCAGCAGCAATGGAGTTGTACCGCAACCCAGGCAGTGCCGTAGAGGCAGGTTTGCTGCGTCGTCGCCGCGCAGAAGGCAGGCTATGGGCTGGTGAGCAGCAGCAGGATCCATCCAAGCTGTCACCCAATAGCGCATTTACAGCTCGCATTACGCCGCACGTGCAGCTTGGTGAGTTTGCGCTATTTCAAGAAGCACGGCGCTTTGACCATCAATATCAGCTCGACACGGCAGCAGAGCTAGCGGCATTCCTTGAGCGTGCACGCGTCAAGTTTGGCGGCAAGCCTGTGGTCATCACCAGCGGCTATCGCCCGCGTGCCATCAATGCAGCGGTAGGTGGCTCCAGCGGCAGCGAGCACCTATACGATGCGCCTGACGTCGGTGCTGTTGATTTCTATATCCGCGAGGTCAACATTAACCACGTGCAAGAGTGGTGCGATCGGAACTGGCCGTATTCACTCGGCTACGGCGCACCTAAAGGATTTGTGCATTTAGGAATGCGTCGCGGCAAGCCAAAGGTACGATGGGATTATTGAAGCCACTGCGTGGATCACTGCATTGATGGCGCAAACCTCATCCCGAAACGCAGTGCAAAACATAGATTCAGGCAGCAAATCTTTGATGCATGGCAGCATCAATGTGCCTACTGCGGAGATGCAGCTGACACGTTAGATCACGTCAAGCCACGCCATAAAGGCGGCGCTACTGTAACGACTAATCTTGTGCCAGCTTGCAGGCCATGTAATCGAAAGAAGGGCAGCGAAGAATGGCAGCAGTGGTTCAATCAGCAGGAAACTTATCTGCTAGATCGTGAGCTTGCTGTGCTGCATTGGATTCAAGCATCTGATGATAGAACACCCTAGCCTGCCATTCTTGCTGGTGATCTTTACACATTCCAGCTAGGCAGACCCTCCAGACGTTCCCGACCTTCTGTATTGTTGGCGCCAAGTGGGGTGCCTGCCAGCGGGTTGCCTATCAGCATACGAAGGCGGCTGATGCCGCGCCTTTGTATTTCGCACATGCGTGCACGTGACAGGCCCATGCGCTTTTCTAGGTCATTCCATGGCACTGGATTGCGACTGTTGCGTGCGTAGATGATTTCACGTGTGCGATCATCTAAATGTTCATCGCAGTAATCACGCACCGTTTCAAGCTGCCAATCGTATTCAACGTCGTATTGTCTTTTATCGGCAATGATGTCAAGAATGTTAGATGATTCATCTTGCGCAGGCTTATCAAGGCTTGTGACTCGATACGACTGCTGCAATGTGTCAGATATCACCTTAGGGGTCACATCAAGCACTGCAGCAAGCTCCGCCATGGTCGCTGTGCGTCCATGCTCTTGTGCAAATGCTTGCGCTGTCTTGTTCAGCTTGATCAGCATTTCATGCACGCCAAGCGGCAGCCTGATGATTGGGTCGTATTGAATCAATGCACGCCCGATGGATTGACGGATCCACCAGTAGGCGTAGGTGGAAAACTTGTAACCGCGGGTGTAGTCAAACAGCTCCACGGCGCGTGCAAGACCGATGTTGCCCTCTTGGATCAGATCCAGCATGTCAAGCGTTTGCGTGTTGCGCCTGCTGTACTTGCGTGCAACATGCACTACAAGCTGCAGGTTGGATTGCATGAACTTTTGCCGCGCGCGCTCACCGCTGCGTAGTTCGCGGCGTTCTTGTGTCGTTAAAGGTCTTTCAAGATCCTTTAATTCTCTCCACTTTGCGACGCGGCGGCCAAGTTGTATCTCTTGTTGCGGCGTGAGTAATGGATACCGCGCGATACTGTTTAAGTAGTCGCCAATAGCGTCAGACATGGAAAATCCGTTAGTGCATACAATGGAAGCACAATTCCACGGCGCTGCCAATGCTGCGCAGCTACGTGCGTTACATGCTGCAGCAGATTGGGGCGGACTGCTGGAATATGCGCTGTTGATAGCCGAGCAAGAAGCAAGCCAGCGGTCTCAAATCCACTGGCTTGCGCAAGAAGCGTCGGCAGCGTTGCGGACTGGCCTAGAGCAGTGGCACCTAGATGCCGCTGAAGAACTGCTTCGAGGCCGTCGTCGTGAGATCTGAGTTGTAATGGCCAGTGACGCTGTAGCTGGTCACCGGCTGCTGGCTCATGCGGAAGAACACCATCTGCCCGATCTTTAAGCCAGGCCAAAGCGGCAGCGGCAGGATCTGGCGTGAGTTCTTCAGTTCCAAGGTCAGCACGCTGTCATGCCAGCCGGGATCGGCGTAACCGGCGTGCAGATTTTCGTAGCCTTCACGTGCGCGGCTTGACTTAAGGAAGAACAGGCCGGCAATGTTTTCCGGCATGTTGAACACTTCAATCGTCTGCGCAAGGATGAATTGCCCTGGCTTGAGTTCGTACGGATTTTCCGCCGTGCGTCCTGCAATGCTGAGCGGCCGCATGTTGAGGTTTTCGGCAGACTCGATCATGATCGTGTCACCAAGCCGTAGGTCAAGGCTGGCAGGATTGATCAATGCCTCGTCGTAGTTCGGCACCATGCCGTCGGTGCACAGCGCTTTGATCTCGTAGTCGCAGAGGATTGTCATTGGTTGAGTGGGTAGTGATCTTGGCTACTGGGCTTCAAGCTCGGCGGCGATGGCGTACAAGTCATTCGCGTCAATGACTAACTCGTACCAGCCCTCGCCAGGGCAGTGAATCTCGTAGGCGAGTGTTTGAGCAGCAGTTCGCAGGGCGGCGGCGAGACCTCGGGGCTCATTGTCCGGTGGCAACTCTCTGTGGAACGCATCCAGCACCTCCTGCGCGGCGGGAGAAAGGGTGCGGTCAGTCATCGAGTTGCTCCAGGGCGCGGCGGATGGTGTCGGCAGCTCCTTCCTTGAGGTAGCCCCTGTCGAAACTGATGTGCAGCTCGTCCAGCGCCTGCTCCTTAAAGCTCGGCGGCTTCAGAGATGGGCGGCGGGCAGCACGGAGTGCGTTGATATATGGCTCCGGGGTTTCTTCCTCTAGCCACTCACAACACGCCTCCAGCTCTTGGTCGGCGCCCCATTGGGCGGCCTCAGCGGCCACGTGGCGCAACACCCACTCAGGCATGTGTAGGGAATATTTGTCTTCCCACTGCTGTACTAGCTCCGGCGGTGGGGTGATGGGATGTTGTTGTGTCATTCAAGCCAGCTCCATGCGATGCGTTGGCAGATGCGCCATGCGTGTTTTTTGTCAATGCCGTAGCGTTCTGCTAGTTGTCTGTAGCTGTTACCAGCAACACGCAACTGGCGCAGTTCACGTACGTGATCTTCTGTAAGAAACGCGGCGTAGTTTGCCTCGCCGCGCTTAAACGGATCACTCATCTACATGCAGCAGCAACCTGCGCATGTACCAGTCGGCTTTGCCGTAATCCTGATCGGCATTGCCCTTGTGCTCAGCGCGCCATAGGTATTTGATGACGTTGCCTTTGCAGTAAGCGCGAAAGCCGTCATCACCGAGAGCTGCCTTAATGGCCTGGATGCACTCAATGTCACCGTGCTTGTAATGCGGCGGATGGTTGACAAGATCACTCATCACCTAAAGCCTCTGCCATGTCGCGGCGGATCAGATCAGCAATGCGCTGTTGATGCAGACCGGTGTAGGTGCAGCAGGTTCGGCCGCTTTGCTCATACAGCCACTGCAAGTAGTCATCACGGCGCTGCTCAGTTTTGTGGTTGATCATCTTGCATCAGCTCCAGGAGATCAAGAATATGCGCGGCAAATGCCACGTGTGTCATCACTGCATGGGTGCCGGGAGGGCGCCCGTAGGACGCCTCCCACCACTCCTTGAATGCAATATCAAGTGTGGTTTCGTTCATCAGAACACAGGCTCCTCGCTGGTGGTTGCTGCGCCGCGTGGCATGAATTCAAAGCGCTGGATGCTGAGCACATGCTTGCTGCGCTTGGCGCCGGTTTCCTTGTCGTTCCACTCTTGCCGGCGTACGGCACCGGTCACAAGGATGCTGTCGCCTTTTTTGAGTTTATCAACGATCAGCTCAGCAGACTTGCCCCAGATCTCGCAGTCGATTGCGTTATTGATCCAGTTGCCGTCTTTGTCTTTACCCTCTTGGATGCCACCAGCGAAGTTGGCAACCATGGTGCCAGATTCAAAAGCACGCAGTTGCGGGTCGGTGATGATGCGAACGATGCCGGTTGCGTAGAGGCTCATGTCAGTTCAGTGGTGTGATGCCATTGGCTTCTTCAAAAGCCAAGACTTGTGCGAGGGAATAGCGGACGCGCGGCGTGCCTGCTGGCAAGCCAATGCGTGGCGCAGTGACGTAGGCAGGGCCAATACCGCGTGCACGTTGGTTTTTGATGGCAGCTGGCTTCAGGCCCCAACGTGCTGCCAGCTCATCAGTAGTGAGGAATGGTTCAGTCATCAGCGAAGGGATCCTCCGATGGCGTGTCGGATAGCACCGCTTCGCGCTCTACAGCAAGGCGCAGCAACTCATCGTTTTGCTCATCGCTGAGATCAGGCTTGCGCTTATCCATGCGCGCTACCACCTCCTGCAGCTTGTCCAGCGTGTCGGCCTTGGCAATCGCAGCCTTACCCGCTTGGAACAGCTTGGCATCGCCTGCTGGTAGCGCGGGCGCAGCGGTCACGGTCACCGGCTCCACCTCTGCCTGCTGCATCTCATCGGTGCTGTAGACACCAGACATGTCAGCAGGAAACGCCTTGCGCAGTGCCAATGCCTCAGAGCATTTGGCGATCATCGCGGCAGGCATCTTGGACCACAAGCCTTGGCCGGCGTTGTAGTCAGCAAAGCGTGCAACGCCAACAAATGGATGCTGGCTGCCCTTGCGATGGATGATGGTCTTGGCCGCGGCAGGTGGCTTGCTGCCAAGCCATACGTCAGCCCATACGCCGTCTTCACCACACCAGTAGGTTTCGCTGCCGTCAAGCTGACCGGTGCGCTCGGCAATGGCACGCAAGCCGTCGATGCCGGCTTGGATGGTCATCTTTCCAGCCCGCTTGATGGCGTATATCTGCTTGCTGAATGGATCCAGCCCAGTGCGCTGGCAGGCGTAGGCAAACAGGCGCAACTCGTCATTGCTGCAGCCAGGCGCAATGGTGGTTGAGATCAGCTGCGTTTGCTCTGGTGTCCAGAGCGTGAGAGTGGTGGTCATTGTGGTTCGCAAATAGAAGGCATTGGTGGGTAGTTAGGCTGTTTGAACATTTTCAACGGCAATCGCTGAACGTGATAGTTAAAAGCCTTAATTATGCAAGCAAATCTGTGTTGCTGAATACTGGCAACGCCTGGTGGCCGTGCGCCAGGGAACTGTAGATAATTCCGATAAGTTAACAAGGCGGAATCCTCGCACAAGTTTGCGCCAGTTCCAAGGCCTGACGCAAAACCCTCAAGCGTGCCCCAATCGTAGCCAGCAGTTTTTGCGAGAAGAATCAAAGCTAAAACGTTGGACGGAGTTGCAAACCTGCACCCTCTGTAGGCTTTGCCAACCAATAGCATAGGCAGCTCCCAGTCTGTCCATAGGTTGTAATAATCAAGTATTTCCGTATGGGAAACTTGAGCAACTTTGCCAACCCATACAAGGTTAGGATATTTTATATATCTAATGACAATGCCAATGGCTGCGCCAATGGTTGTGGCGTCGTTTTTGGTTGCGCCATTAACGCTAAGGACATCGCCACTAGTGCGGGCCGTGCCAATATCGCAAGCTATAAAAATAGAGGGATCGCAACCGGTCGTCAGCGCTATTTGAACAGACGCACCAGACCGGGCAATAGCAATCAAACGGTGCTGACCATCTACAAGATTGCCGTGCCAATCAAAAGCAATGCCTTGATGCGTAAGTTTCCATTCGTTATTCTGAATGGCCTTAATCAACTTGGCTACGGCTGTGTTTTTGACCGGGCGATTACTCTTGTTTTGGTTTTTTAGTATGTCTTGCGCCCATTCGGGCGTCATTGTAACTATTGAGGTTTCCATGGTCAGAAGTCATGTGATGTTAGTACGGACTCGTTGCGCAATGCCCATGAAGGCAGGCTGAGCGTTTGGCAGTGATCGCCGTAACCCGGCCACTCCTTGGTGGCTTGGCAGTCGGCAATCACGCGCATGTCGCGTTGCCGCAGCTCATCACCAGCAGCCATGGCCGCGGCGTCAAGCTCATAGACCGCAACCGCGTACGGGGCAGTCTTCTCAACGGCAATGAACACAAACCGCTCAGCACCGTGCAAGCCGGCTAGGTAGTGGCTCGCTTGCACATGGTAGCGGAAGGTAGCCACGCTACGGGCAAAGCCGGCAGGGCTGGCATCCGTGGTGGTCTT